TGAAGCCGCCCACGTTGCCAACCGACAAAGTCGGCGTCGGCTGGGTGCCCTGCCCTGTCATCTCGAAGCCCTCAGCCTTAATCGGCCAGGGCGAGTACTCGTTGCCCTGCCAGAAGATCGAAGCCTGTTGCGGGTAACCGTGGAAGCGATAAAGCTCGGCACCCAGGGAGGTGGCGTCGAGCTCGAAAAGCTCCACCCACGCGCCAGGCTCCAAGGTCTGGATATCGGCAGTGATCGGCATGGTTTGTCCTCGGAAAAAGGTTGAGAGCGACTAAGAGGCTGTCTTTTCAAGGGCGGCCAAGCGCGCCTCGAAGCCTGCTGCGATGAACAAACACAGCTCATCGACCCGAAAGCTGTAGCGATCGCCTGCCGGCGTCTTGACCTCAACAGGTTCCTGGCCATCATCACCGCCAACAAGGTCGACTCGCTCATCCCAAGTGTCGTGGCAGATGAACCCATAGTTGAATGGATCAAGGTCGTGCGCTTGCATGACTTCAATTGCACGCTGGACCGTCATGCCGATGTGCTCACGCGCGGCGAAGCCTTTTTCGTTGATAGCCGACAAGAACCGATAGGCGCCGATCTCACCCGCAAGCTGCTTCGCTGCAGCGAGCTCGTCGGTAGCCAGGGTCCTGACGGGAGCCTTCTCCCGCGCATCCGAAGTACTGATCGCCCCTGTACCGGCGTAGATAACACGAGAACGCAGGCTCGCCGCTCCCAGGTCATAGGCGTTATCTGCACCGGGTTGCAGGTGACCGGCAGAACGCATCTGCCAAGCGATCTTGGTGCCGCTCGCATCACCTGTCGTGAACTGGATTCGGCCAGGCACTGGCCCGCCTGCGGCAGGTGCTCCATCGATGACACAGGAAAAAGCACCTGCGGGGTAGTAGGCACTTCCGTTGTGGGCAAGGAATTGGAAGTAACCCATGGTGTCATTATCGGCAACTATCGTAGGAGCAGATATGGTGCCGCGGGCCCGATGAATGTTGAAACGAGCCGCCGTTGAGCAAGACATGAACTCAGAGACGAGAGCGTCGTCCTTGGCGATCGAGATCGCCGCTCCGGTCCCAACTGCCGAGTGGGGAACCCCGCCAGTAATAATCGTCCCGGAGGTCTCGGTAAGCTCAATACCTGTGAATTTCGCGGTACTGGTGGAAAGGACCGGCCCAGTCAGAGAGCCACCGACACTGGAGAGCTTGGCATCGAGCGCCAGTTTCAAATCGGCCTGATCTTTCAGGGCTCCGGTAACGCCACCCCAGACGGCGCCGGCTCCAGAAATGGTGATATCGGACGAGCCGTCAAAGGGTATGCCGTTGATCTTGCGAGCGGCGGCCAGCTTGGTTGCAGCACCCGCCGTACCACCGACTGCCAATTTGCCGTTGAGCGCGGCAGCCAGATCGGTTTGATCTGTCAGGGTTCCGCTAACACCACCCCATGCCACGGTTGAGGACGGAAAATTGATATTGGCAGTCCCGTCGAAGGCCACTCCGTTGATCGTCCGTGCCGTCGCCAGTTTAGTGGCAGATACGGCATTGGCTGTTGTGTCGAGCTTGCTGCTACCCAGGTCTGTGACCTGCTTCTGGAGTTTACCCAGCGCCGCCAGAAGTGTGTCAGTTGTCACGATCACACCGCCAGCTGTCAGCGATAATCCCGTAAGCAACGCACCACTGACGGCAGTTACAAAGTCACTGATCGTTGTGGATAGCTGAGTTCCTGTGTGCGTCGAGCGATCCCTGAGCTGCGCATCTGAAGCGTTCGCAGTGGCGCCAGAGGCTACACCTGAAAGCTTGGTTTTTTCTGGGGTGGTGAAACTTTCCTGAGAAAGCCCCAACCCCGAGGCCTTATCTATTTTCTGGTCGATTACGGCCTGCTGCTGAGTGGTGCGCTGGTCAAGCTCGGCGAAGTTCGCATTGATGACGATGCCGCCCGAACGCAGGTTTTGCCCGGTACCGTCATTCTCTTCGGTGCCAACGTTGAGTGGGACAATACTCATGGGTGGAATGCCTGTTCGAAGGTTGCAGTCAGGTTGTAAATATCGCCGCCCATCGCCCGCGGCTGGTATTCGGCGCACCGGTAAAGGGATTGGCCGCCGAACGGGTCAGTCCAGTAGAAGGCAGTTGCGCCGGCCTGCCGGTCGAGGAAGTCCATAATTTCCTTGATTCGGGCCTTCTTGCCCGAAAAGGTCAGTGGCCATGACTGGGTTCGGCTATTGATCCCGTCTTTGGCCCGCTGCTCGTAACCGTCGCCGAACTTTGCCGACTTCGTGCGAAAGCTGATGGTCGCTGCCGGATCGTTGTTTGGGGCCCAGGTGAATGTTTCAGCTGCCATGACTTCTCCTGGCGAAAAAAAGCCCCGCATAGCAGGGCTGGATTTACGATCGATTGTTGATGGCGGCCCAAATCTGACCGCCCGGGCGAAGATCCTTCGCGATCTGCTCTTGAGCACCCTGCTTTGCAGATTTTGCGTATGCCTGGGCCACGGCCTGGCCGTCCTGGGCGCTGGAACCACCCTGCCCGTCAGGCACTGCGAAGCTCTGCTGGATGACCACCTGGTTGCTGCTTGAGCTGCCACCGCCGCCGATCGTTCGCACGCCAAGAGAGCCGTCAGAAGTCCGCGTCAAAGGCATGATCGCCTCCGGACCAGCCTCACCCATCACCCCAGGCTTACCGCCGACCATGCCGAACGCTGTGGGCTTGCTGACAATGGAGTTGGTGAAGGCCCCGCCGTCGGCGAACATCTGCACGCCGCCACCCCATGCGCCGCCTTTAGCCTGCGGGAAGTAGGTGCTGGAGTACCCCGCCTGGGTCGAGCCGGCGGAAGTCGCTCCCCCGCCGGAGTAGGCTGAATATGCAGACGAAGCAATCCCAAACAACGAGCTGAGTGCCGACGATGACGCCTGCCTGGCTGCAATCCTCGCCATGTCCGCGAGAATCGATTTGGCGAAGTCGGAGAACGACAGCTTCCCCGTCAGGGCGAAGTTCACGACAGCATCTTCCATGGAGCTGAAGGCGTTGGTGAACAGGCTCTTGGTCTGCCCGGCAATATCCCTGGCGCTGTCCAGGTAGTTGGCCCAGGCCGACGAGGCGCCCTTGGTCCAATCGCCTTGTGCAGCCTCCACATCCACGTAGTTCTGCCTGATCTGATCGGTCGCGGCCTTGTTCGCATCTGCGAGGGCTTGCGATTTTCGGCGGAACTCTTCGGGGTCCATCTTCCGTGATGGGTCGGATTGCTGATTTGCAAGCTCCAGCGACTGCTGCGCAAACCGGTCCTGCTGTGCATTCAGTTCGGCGGACAGGGCTTTCTCTCGATCACCCTGGCCAACCCCGACAACGGCGCGTTGGCCGGCCAGGGCCAGGGCCTTCTGCTGCTCGCCAAGCGCCTCGACGTACTTCTTGACCGCGAACTCTTGCTTCTCGAGGCGCCCCTTTTCGTTCGTGGCCAGGACGGCCAGCTCACTGTCGGCATCCTTCTGCGCTTTGACCATTGCGGTGCGGGCATCGGCAATCTTCTGATCAAGCTGGATGCGCTGGGCCGCCGATGTGCTGGCTTTGCCCTTCGTAGCCTCAAGCGCAGCGATTTCCGCCTCATAGCCGGCGGTCACCTCGTCGCGCTCGTTGCCGATCATCGCTTGACGCTTCAGCAGGTAATCGGCCTGAGAAACGAGGCCGGCTTTCTGTGCAGCATCCAGTTGCTTCTGGGCGTTCTTGTACTCGTCGACAATCCCGGCCAGGTTGTTTTTCGCATCATTGAAAGCGGTCATGTCGACTGCGGTGGATGCGGCCTTCGGATCCTTGAATCTGTCGTTGATGCTCGCAATGTTCCTGTCGATAACGGACTGATTCAGTCGTTCATCATTCGGACTGGCCTTGCGTATGTCATCGAGTTGACGCTTGTACTCCTTGATTGCCTCGGCGCGCTTTTGCTCATTGGTCATCGAAGACTTGGTGAGCGTATCGACCTTCTCCTGAGCCTCTATCGCAGCCTTCTGTGCAACGGCCTGGTCACCAAGATATTTGCTCTGCCGCTTCTCGATCTCGATATACGACTCAAGCAAATTCAATTGCTTTTGATCTTCGTCTCGAGTTCTTCCGACCTTCGAGAGATCTGGATTGTCCTCACCAAATATGGGAAGGCTCGAGTAAGCGCCTGGACTTGAAAGCTTCTCACGCAAGGCCTGGGCCTGCTGAGCTAGTGTCTCTTGTCGACCAATATTCAGAGTTGCATCGAGGGCGCCCTTGGCGGCATCGCGTACCGAGTTCCACCCCTTCTCGATGACTCCAAGGTTTTGGGATATTTGTCCTGCGCGAGTCTGGACGGTGTCTGCGTAGGTGTCGGTGAGAAGCTTGGCCGCTCCGATGGTGTCGCCCTGCTCTTTGAGCGCGATTATCTGGGAGTACACCGAGGCAGTCAGGAAGTGGTACTGGTCATTCAGCGACTTCGCAGCGGCCACCGGGTCATCGGCGATCTTGACGAACTCAGCCACTGTTTCGTCGACGGACTTGCCGGTGGCCTTCTGCATCGCAAGTGCAGCTTCGGATATTTCGACGAAACTGCCACTGGCAAGCTTTCCGTTACCGGCCAGGGTGGCAAGAACTTCGGCAGCCGCACCAGTAGTTCCGGCGGTTGCACTGACCTGGCGAGCCATGTCGGCGAGCTGGCCGGTGCTTGTGCCCGCGTAGTTGCCGGTCAGGATCAGCGACTTGTTGAACTCCTGCCCCTCCTGCCCCCCCTTGACGTAGGCGTAGGCGAGCCCGACGACGGCACCAACAACCGCAGCAATTGGACCGACTATAGCAAGCAGGCTTGCAGCGCTTACCCCTGCGCCGGCCCCCAGTTGCGCGATCGCGCGCGCACCACTTCCCCAGTCGCCAGAGGAAAGTGCATTCCCGAGTTGAGTGACATTCTCCTTTGCTTTTCGCGAACCAAGATTCAGCGAATCGAAGCCCGACTTGGTCTTCTCAAGGCTGGACCGGTCGCTGCCGATCTTGGCCAGTGCGTCAGCGTACCGGCTTGCGTCGATCTGTCCGGCCTTGTGCAGGTCGTTAAGCGCCTTCTCCTGGGCCTCCAGCTTGGCCAGCTTGGCCGTTACCGGGTCGATGCTGTTCACGGTGCGCTTGAGCGCTTCGATCTGACGGTTTTCAGCCTCGATCAACCGCTGTTTCTGGGCCGTCTCCTTGGCCTCGGCCTTCTCGATCTTTTCGTAAGCCTTGCCGAGCTGGTCCTGATAGCGGGCCTGCTCCTCAATCGTTACAAGGCCGCCCTTCCTTGCGCGCTCCAACAGTCCCTCAGCCTGAATCAACTGCTGAATGCTGTCGATGTTGCCGGTCATCGCCTTGTCGAGCTGGCTGATAATGGCGATTTCGCTGGTAGCGCTCTCGGTAGCCTTGCGGGTTGCCCCTGCCTGCTTCTCTCTCGCAGTGGTCGACTTGTCGATGCCCTGGGCGACGTCCGCTTCCGCCTGGGAGATCTTCTTGCCGGTATTGGCCAGGCCGTCACTGGCCTTGCCGAGGTCGACGACGGCCTCTTCGGCCTCCTCAGCCGCGACAACCAGCTTATCCAGGTCGCCGGCGGCCTTTACGGCATCCGACGACTCTACCGAAATGCCCAGCGATGCGAAGTTGGTGGTCATGTGCTCTCTCTCTGTTCCGCCATCACCCGCAGGGCTTCGTTTTCCATGTCACGGATATCGCGGAATATGCTTTGCCGCTCGCCGGCGGGTACGCCGCACAGCCGCATAACGCCAGGCAGAGCTCCGTAGTCCAGCCCTGTTGCACCGCACGCACCAACACGCCACTGAGTGGCCATTGCCTCGAAAACGGTGAAAGCCGACCAGCCATCAGGCCAGACACCGAACTCTTCGACCGGTACGTCCTTGCGCGACAAGCCGAACGCCGCCAGATCTGCATCTGACGGCCCCGGCTCGTAGAGAGCTCGCGCGGCGCTTAGGAGTTTCCCAGGCGGGCCTGGCTGAATGCTTCAGCGTGGGCCTGCAACACCGCGGTGGGCGTCGAGACAATCGAGCTGACAAGGATGCGGATGTTCTGGTCGGTAAACTCTTCTTCGAACCCCCAGCCGACTACCACAGCCTTGATCTGATCAACCTGCAGATCGATCTGGGCTGCGGTGAACTGTTTCAGGTCCATCGCCTCGACCTTCTGGCCCAACTCCTTGTTGCGCTCTCCCCATTCAGCGTAGAGCTCAGCAAGGGCGGTCCGATCGAGATACTTGAACTCGAACCCCACCTTCACCGGTTCACCACCCACCTGTGGGATCAATACGTCGGCCTTGAAGGTTGGGTTCTGGATCAGCGTGAACTTGGCCATGGGTTACACCGTCGCCGAGTAACGGGTTGGGCGACCAGTCAATGCAACGCTGATCACGCGAGTCATCAGGTTGTTGCGCGACATGGTCGGGGTCGCAGTGATCGACACGTAGCCGTTGTAGATGATTCGGTCGCCACCGGGCAGGTTCAGGACCAATGCCCGAGGCTGCTTGTCGTCGTCCGCTTCCTCGCAGACAGCCACATACGGCTTCGACGCATCGTCGGCCACCGTAATGGTGACGGTGATCGGGTTCTTGGTGGTCGGCATCTGCCGGTCGTCATCGTCGGCCAGGAAGCCGTAGGTCAGGAACTGCTGGTCGCCACCGCTCGATGCGAGTTCGGTGATCTGCGAGATCTCGGTGAAGGTGGTCACCTCGCGAACGGAGCCAATGCCGGAACCGGCCGGGTACTGTTGGGCATTGGTGGTGTTGATGCCGCCCAGTGCGAAGGTGCCACTGGTGATCTCGCCGACTTTCACGGCGCGCTCGTTGAGTCGGGTCCAGCCGGAGCTGACCACAATGATATCGCCCTCGGCCAGGCCATGGGCGGCCGCGGTGGCGACGGCAGGTTTTGCATTGGTGAGCGCGGTGAACGGAATCGCAGTGCCGTAGGCAGAAGCGATTTCGAAGGTAGCGCCGTTGGGCATTTTGATGCCGGCCATGGGGGTTTTCCTCGTTGCAGAAATGACAAAACCC